ACTGCAATTATGCCAAAGGGGAAACACAATGACTAATCCAAGTTTTGACCGTGAAGCCGCTGCGCTCTTGCTCCGTGACTACTTCGAGATGAAGTCGGAACTCGAAGCGCACGAAGCTCAAGTCGACGACCTGCGGCGCAACCTGCAAGTCCTCGTGGAGGCGCTTGGTGGCTCATTACTTTGTCCCTTCGCGGTGGCTGTCGAGGTACTTGGCGACGGCGAGTTCCAAGCGGTCAATCTGCGCCATCAGGCGCTTGACCTCGGTATCCTTGCCTTTGGCTTTGGCTTGCTCCATCATGTACGCCGCCATGGCGATGCTCTTGGCTGCGGTTTCGAGCGGGGTTTCGAACTGCGTGATGTCGGGGTGGTCTTGGTGTTGCATGGTTCTTCGCTTTCTGTACTACTGCTTCCTAACCACGCTGATTATAGCATAGTACTAATTGACGTGTCAAGTAGTATTTAATACCAATTTGACACGAGTTTTTTTGTGCTATAATGAAGTCAAGCCAACGGCTCGGTTCTTGCTTATCGCTTTGTCAAGAAACTGGGTTCACGCTAAATAACTGCACCAAGCCCCTCACATCGCTAGCAATGTGAGGGGCTTGGTGCGTTGGTGTGAAGGAGCATAACGTTTGAAGCGCGACACCCAAAACGTCATACGTAGTATATCACGAAGTTGGCGGTGTTGGCCAATCGACCGCACCGTCCCAGCCTTGTGCTTGCACCGCTTCCGGTGTGTCGCGCAAGGCTTTGCGGTATGTGCGCCATTGCAGGACTTGGCTCTGACTGAGTGGCACGTCGGGAAGCTGTGTCCAGTCACACAGCAAGAGCCGACGGTCTCGCTCAGTCCGAAGCGCCGTCATGGCTTCGTCGTAGGTGTAGGGTGCGTCGATCACCTCGGCGTCCTCTGGTGGCTGTGGGTACTCGACGCCGTAGTCGTCGTAGTAGGCGATGCGAATTGCTTCGGGGTCGTAGATGCGGTTGATGGTTGTCATTAGATTACTCCAGTCATCTGGGTGATATGTAAAATTGGCGACTCAGATACTGCACCCTCAGCGGCGACCTGAATCGTCACGTTCGCCGATGGCACCACGGTAAAACTCAGTACATCGCCGGTGGTAAAGTAGCGCAGCCACATATAGCCGTGCCTAGTTGTCGAGCCAACATTGTCACCCGTCATATGCACAACGTTGACACCGCCGACGTTTAGCCGAAAATATGCCGTGTGCGACGTGTTGGCGTTGTACGTCAGCGACATCGCATAGTACCCGGCGGTGGGTATGGTGATATTCGTCGTTGCCCACGTGAAGCCGTCGTTTCGGGTTTCGGTCTGCCATGTAATCGTCGTGCCGGCCGTCGTGATTGACAACGTTGCCGACCGAGTAAGCGTCAACGCCGCACCGGGTCGCTCTTGGCGGGCGAGGTCGGCGACGCTTGCCCGCAGGTCTGCGCTAGTTTGATATAAGTCCGACATTGACACTCTCCGCTCCGGCTGCGCTCATGCTGAGCGCAACGCTAGCCACCTTCTGCGTAATGTTGCCCGCTGCGTAGGCGTAGACCGTCACTAAGTCACCTAAGAAATAATCCCTGCCGTAGCGCAGTGCGGCGTTTTGGAGTACTTCGGTTTGTAGGGTCGTGCGTCGTTCCGTTGCGCTTTGCAGGGTGACGTCGCCGAGCTGGGTATATTCTGCGGTCGTCTTTTGGTTCCGTGCGTCGACCCACGTCTCGCGCAAATCGAGCCCAGTGGGTAGCGACGCCGGGCGCGTGACAATAGCCCGTGCCGATCCTTCGCCTTGCCCAGCCACCACGACGGCAGATATGTCGGTGATACGGTTGGTGCGCAGTACTAACTTGGCAATGGTGCCGGTCTCTACGGACAAGATGACGCTGGCACTGCGGTCGGTGCCGAGTTGCCCGGTGTACCACGTGAATGTCCACGTCGCCGGTGCGGTGTAGACGAGGGCAAAGTCGCCACCGGCGGTAAGCTGGACTTCTTGGAGGACGCTAAGCAAGTTCTTGCCACTGCACGACAGCGACGTCGCATTGCCCAGCCCGCCCGACGTCGCCACCGCTGCGCCGGTGAGTACTCCGCTGAGCATACGCCCATTGGCCGTCGTCGCCGATGCGCCGAGATTGAAGTTGTACAACGTCTTCATCACCGTCTCGGCGGCGACTGCGGTAAACTGGCTACGGTTGGCGATGCCTGACTTGTATGCCACGATGCGGTCACTAAGGATTGCATTAGTGCCCACGGCCTGCGCCGTGATAATCGTCGTCTGTCCGTAGCTCGTGACGATGCCCCGAATCGTTCCGGCGAATTCCCGTGTCGAGGCAATACTTGCGGCGATGTCTTGTCGATACACTTCGACGATGGCACCGTAGACAATGTACGGCGCCGTGGTCGACACCGCATTGACGTCGAACTGGGCAATGTCGACGCTGTTGACGGTGCGATTGACGGCGACGGTCAGGAAGTCGGTACATATTGCCGACAATGTACCGACCGCTGTGTAGACATAGACTGCGTACTCTGGTGCCATGTTATAACCTCGTGACCGTTACTCTTGAGTCCGTTACAGACCGACCGGAAACGGTTGCGAAGCTTCTTAATGTTAAGTAAGACCCGCCGCCGGGCGTCACTGTGATGTATTGCGTAACGCTTGCACGATATGCGCTTGATGTTGCATAAAGAGCTGCCGAAGCAAGATTAAAATTAATACCACTCATACCAAAGACGTATGCAAGTCGACTGCCCGTGGTATTAGTATCAAAGATAATTTCAAAATCTATTTGATACACTCCGCTTGTACCAAGCAAAAACGCTCCGGTTCCCGTGTTTACCGTCATTGAACCGTCACTACTATTTGCACTGCTCGAATAGCCAACAATATCGTATTGTGTGTTTGCAAGCGGCATGGAAACCGTGCCGCCATTGGCTGTACAGTACTGCGTGTTTTTTTGCTGACGTGTCGATGTATACGGATAGTACGGCGTAATGGCGGTGATTGTCCCTGCCGATGTCGTGATGGTACCGAGCGTGACAAAGTTTGTCGTCGTGATTGACGCTGTGATTGTCGTAAGTTGCGCAACGGTCACTAAGGCGATGCGAGTCACCGCCGGGACGACCGTGCCTGTGGCGGCGCCGTTGGCGGTGACGGTCTGATTTCCTGCTGCGGTGTTTGCAATGATAACGACATTATACGTTACCGAGCCCAGTGTTGACGTGGCAATGGTGACGCTGCCATTGCTTTCATAGAAGTAGCCACCGACGATTGCGGCGCCGTCTGCGATGGTCAGCGTCGTGGTGCCGGTGCCCGACATTGCAAGATATGAGCCAGTGAGCAGTACGCCGTGACCTAGCCCCGCTCGCTCGAAGGCGCTCATTCTGTCCGAGTTGTACGTGGTGGCGCCGTCCGTCGATGCGACGCCCGTCGCCCATCCCAAAGACCGTTCTGTGCTTGCCATGATGTCTCCTATATCCCGACGAAGCGGGTATTGTATACGATATTCACTGCGGCGGGCGATGATGATGCACTGGCGGCGATGGTGATTGAGTTGATGCCGACGACAATCGCCCAAGTCGCCAAGTTTGACGACGCGGACACGGTGGCAATTTGGTTGTTGCCAAGGTCGTCAAAGACGGTCTTTTTGCCGTAGCGCAGGTCATAGGTAAAGGTACGCCCGGCGCCGATTGACCCTGTAGTCGTGATGATTTGCCCTGTGGTGTTGTTGGTAATGACTAAGCCAGTGATTGGCCCCAACGCAGTAATAACCGGGTAAGATTGCCACGTGCCGTCGTAAGTGAACGACGTCGTTGCGTTGATGTTTGTTGTGCCGTAGGTACGTGGATAGATGACCGGATACGCCGTCGCTGTGCCTGCGATGCCCGACGCACCGCTCACGGTCTGCGGTGTTGCATCGTACCACGTCGGGTCATCGGCACGAAGCTGAATCACTGCACGCAGGGCATAGCTCGCCTTGGCGTCAACGTCAAAGCTCATGCCGCCCAGTGTTTTGACGTTGATACTTCGGGTAAACGTGTCGGTCGTCACGGTCACTACGCCCGAGACGTTGGACGGCGAAAAGATACTCAGCAGGCGATTCCGTGCGGCGTATTGCTCATTGATTGACGTAGTCGGCACAAAGACTGGTATCTGTATGATACGGGGGTCTAAGCGAAAGTCTACGTCGCTGTCGCCGTGTTGCATCGGACCGCGCTGGGTGATGCGGTGCATCGGTGCTAGGCCGAAGCCTTGGTCGCCTTGGTAGCCAAAGGTGAAGCCGGTGGTTGCGTCGTAGCCGTTAAGATTGAACGTGGTCGCACCGATGGTATACGTGATTGCGTAGGTCATGCCATGCCTCCGGCGAGTAATTGCATCGCCCGCAAGTCGTTGCTAATCGAGGACTCCGACTGCGCCGTCTGGTACGATGCCGACAAGTAATAGTTCTGTGTCGTTTGATTGACGGCGCCGACCGCTGCGCCACTGACTACGCCAATCGCTCCGGTGACATCAGGGATACCCCGAATGATACCAGCCGCCATGCCTGCGCTCATCTGGTAGCCGACTTGGTCTGCAAAGACTTTCGACGGTGACGCAATGCCGAGCAGTTTCATCGCTGCATCGAGC